TCGTTGCTGACCCTACGTTACAGAGGATCAGTATTTTTGTGTAAAATGAATATTTGTGCGAATCAGCGAATCACCTCTTTTTTAGTTCAAGTTGATGTGCAATCCATTGTTTTCCAATCGTGTTCTTAACCTTTGCATTTGCCATGTTTCTTATTTGTTTAATCACAGGAGCCATTATATCTTCTCCAGGCACATTATTATCAACTAGAATAAAACCTTGTCTGAAGAACTGACTAAACTTACCCATGTTTGTTTGTACAGATTTCCATGACTTAGTTGCAATATCTGGTCTAAGAGTTCTTTTACGAGCTGCATTTCTTTCAAGTGCAACATCTAGAGAAGTGTTTACAAATATCATATGTATGTCATAACCAAGAAGTCTTAACTTCTGTGCCTTTCTAGTAATACTGTCGTAGTCTTTTCCAGTACCATCAATGATAAGTCCAAGTCTACCCTCAACATAGTTCGCCTGTTGTTTACTTGCAACTTCTTTTGCTCTTGCACGAAGTTTATCTCTATCGGTTTCTTGTTCTCTACCAAGTTTGGTATTCATCTTCCATGTCATTCCAGCATCATCAATGTATTTCTCAAAGATGTCATCAGAATTGACAATCTTCATACCAAGACCGCCTGTTCCTCGTTCTATAACATAAGACTTACCACTTCCTGGCCCGCCTGCAAGGAAAAACGCTTTAAGTATATTGGGGTCGTAGACTCCCTCTTGTAATTCTTGAAATGTTTTCATCTTTTAATCTCTCTATAGTTTCTAGTATGTATTTATCATTTTCTGTCATTGGTTCTATTGTCCTATCTCTGTTAATAAAGGTGTTCATTTTCTTTAATTTGAGTTTAGTAGTTTGCTTTGGCATCTAGGCCTCCTATTTAAAATGATTGTCATAATGTAATGTCTATAGAGTCTCCTTTCTGTTTAAGTTGTTATTTCTATTTTATCTCCAGCACCACCAAATGGTTCTATTGACTCTCCATCAATAGGTAGTTTGGTTGATATTGAATCTTTTGTTACAGTCATTTGTATAATGTGTCTTTTGTTTGGTAAATCAAATTGATGTTTGAGTTTTGTTATTAAAAACTTTCCAGAATAATATCCGTCAACATCATCTCCCTCACCTTGACCACCCACAGTTGGAAACTGAACATTTATTGTTTCACCACAAGCGACTGTGTTATTTCCATTTATTTGTAGTGTTGCACTAATCCCAGCACTAAGTTCTAATAGTTTAGATTGTCTTTGTAGGAATTTGTTTGCAGTTCCTGCCGGTGCATAAGAGTAAGAATTTGTTGAATTTGTGTGTTGTATATCGTTTGCTCCATTACTGGTAACTGGATGTAGATGTATTTTTGCATCAGAAAAACTACTGATACTATTGCCCGACACATCAATTGGATTATCGTTATATACTGGATTTGAATCTATGGTATTATTTCCCTCAAAATCTTCAAAGTAGTTATAATGACTAGTTTCGTATGACTTGTTATATATATTATATTTGATTATTTTAGATGACAACATTCCACCCATTGTGTTCAATAATAAGTCAGTATTTTGAGTAATAGTAGAATTAATCGGTCTTTCATAGTCTTTCTTTATATCTCTTACTTTAGGATTTTCTTTGGAGTTTAACCCAACATCACCTATAAAATAGTCTGCAATAGTATCAGTATTTAAAATACTATCTATACTTTTAAAGTGTATTCCTTTTGTATTTTCAAATAAAACAAAGTTTTGTGAGCCTGAAATACTTTTAGATTCGGTTGCAAGAGTGCATAGAAATGTAAATGGGTGATTGTTAGGACTTATGACTTTTCTAATACCAGAAGTGTTCTCAATAAACAATCTTTTAGTTGAATTTATATATCTTTTATCTCTCAATACATCTGTAACTATATTAGATATTGTATCCGTATAAGATTTAGAAACTCTAGTTCTTTCGTTTCTCATCAACTCTGGTGAAACAAAACTTAATGATATAACTTCTGAATTTGGATTTGATGATTGTTTAGAATTTACCTTGTTGATATTAAAAACTGCATCAATATCAAAGTCTTTTAAACCTGGCGTTCCAAGTTTTAGAGACATATGTTCTTGACCAATAATAGGGCCATTTTTAGTTAAGTTACTAAGGTCTAGGAATACAATATTTCCAGATAAAGATGTTGAGAATATATCTTCCCATATCTCAATTCCTTGAACCATATCTGTCAAATCTAAAACTTTACCAGATGAGGTATAAACTTTAAGTTCCTTTAAAAAGAACTCACCAGCATATTGAATGTCTGTTTCCATTAGATAATAGATTCTTTCATTAGAGTTTCATATTCTTCTACAAACTGACCAATATATCTAGGGTCAAGTAGTCTTATTTTTCTTAGTTCATTCTGTCTGTTTTCTTCGTATTCTATATTTGTAATAATAGTTGCATTTGCATAGTAACTTACATCATTTGCATGAAGAGCTTCATTTGCATATACTTCTATCGTCTTAGTTGTATCTCCAGATGATTGTGGTATTTCATAGTGATGAACACCATTAGGGTCTGAATACTTATCATTTACAAACTGTAGAAACTGTGAATATCTCATAGGCCATTCATGGTACACATCAGTAATATCGTTTACTAATAACACAACCCAATGTAACTCTGGATTGTCATACAACTTATCTGCAATAGACTCTGGACTTTCTCCCTCTCTTACATCATAAGTGTCATACAATAAAGCGTTGGTTTTTACCTTTTGACGTATTGCAACTCGTCTTAGAAGATTCGTGACAAATTTAAATTGACCATTTCCTACAGAGTCATATGGTATTACTGGAAAATTATTAAAGTACATGATTAGAATCCCTCGTATACACGCTCTCTTGTGATTATTTCTAGTTCTTGGAAGTTAAGTGTAATAGAAGTATCGACTGGTGGAGCACCATCTCCATCAACCCCATCAAAAGTTTTATACCTATCTCCACCATATGCAACAGTAACATTTGTACACACACAAGTAGATATTTTATGTAGATATTGGTTTTCTGCACCATTGTACATATACTGAATGTCAAATGTATTAGGTGTAGTTAATCGTCTTCCAGCTCTATTACCATCAAGAAACTCTGGTAACATATTAGATTTAAATGCAAATATAATCTTTCTGATTTCGTCTGCTTCTGCTTGGTTTCTTGGCATCATCTTAAATGTATATTGAAATGACCTTTTACCTATACCCTCAAATGCAAGTTCCATTCTTGGTGCTTTAATAGAAGACCTTCTCATATCATTCGCTGCATTTAATCCAGTCATGCCTGGCAATACTGCACCAGCACCTTTCAATGCAGCTCTATTAATACCTTCTAATGCCTCACCTTTTAATTGACCACTTGCACCACTTGCTGCATTTGCAGCACCTTCTAATGAGAAATTATTCATAATGTCTGTGACTGCGTTCATACCAATCGCAGCACCAGCACCAATTTCTGTATCAGTATACTTTGCACCATAAACAACTTGAACTTGTTGTGGCATATACATTGCAATTGCAGTATCAAGTCTTGTAGTTGGTGGTCTGTTGATTGCAACTGTTGAACCTTTTGCTCTTACTATTTTTCTTTTTTCTATCTCTTTAAGTGCCTTTACCATGCCAGGGTCAACACCATCAAGTGCTTGGTCTTTTAATCCAGAATTATTTTCGACTTTTACATAAGAACCACTACTACTTCTTTTCTTTATATATTCTGGTATTTTTTGTTGTCCTTTAATAGATGCAATAGAACCACCCTCTTTTTTCTCTGGGTCACTAAAACTAAGTTTTGCATTTTGTTGTTGGTTGATGTAAAACATAATGTAATGTCCATGATTACCATTTGCACCAGCTGGTGCTTCAGTATCTAGAGGAAATGATAGATTTTTAGAAACATACTTATGTGTTTGTTGTGATGTTGAACTTGGTATTCCAACACCTTTACCTTGACCAAAACCTAATAATCCAGGCAGATTACCAGCAACTTTTTTTAATGATGATCCTACGATACCTTGTGCAGCACCTTTTAGAAAGTCTAACGCCATGTATAAATACTCCTGTAACATCTATTTATAAAGATTGACATGGCATATAGTGGTAAATACATTCCTAATAACCCTAAAAAATATAAGGGTAATCCGTCTAAAGTGATATATCGTTCACTCTGGGAACGTAAACTCATGGTCTATTGTGATATGAACGATAAGATACTTGAGTGGGGTTCTGAAGAAATAATCATACCTTATGTATCGCCTTGGGATAATAGGATGCATAGATACTTCCCAGACTTCTATATGAAAGTAAAACAAGCTGATGGTTCTATCAAAAGATTTATCGTAGAAGTCAAACCAAAGTATCAATGTAAACCACCAGACACAAATCCTAAAAGAAAAACTAAAAGATGGTTAAACGAAGTCAAGACCTACACAATCAATCAAGCAAAATGGAAATATGCAAATGAGTTCTGTGAATTAAATGATATGGAGTTTAAGGTATTAACTGAAGACCATCTAAATATAAAGTATAAATAGTAATATGGAAACTTTTGGAATCACAATCGTATTAATGACACTCTTTACATTAGGAATGTCTTTAGGATTACTTATGAACAAACCACTTAAAGGTAGTTGTGGTGGATTAAACTGTAGGTGTAAGAATGGCACAGAGTAAATTTATACAATCAGTTGTTAAGGCTGCAAAGGGTAGACC